TTAGGTGGGGAATGCATACTCCCCGTGATACTCGATTGCCGCTTTCTCGTAAGCGGCGGCTGCCTCCTCTATCGTCTCGAAAAGGCCAAGCCACAAGCGACGGCCAGGCACTCGGAGTGTCGCCCTGTATTTTCCACTCAGCTTGTGCAGGCTCACGCCCTTGACTCCGGTAGACGAATTGCTACGGGCGCCGCAGTTCCGAAGGTTCGCCGCAAAAGGAAGCTCACGGAGATTTTCAATTCGATTGTCGGAAGGATTCCGATTGATATGGTCGATGACGCCTTCTGGCCAGCGCCCGTGAACGTACAGCCACGCGAGGCGATGCGAGCCGTAGCTGATCAGGTTGACCCGAACCTCGCAGTAGCCGTTTGGCTTTACTTTTCCTGCGACGCTGCCGAACTTAACTCGCGGCTTCCGTATAGCCCACGTGAAAACGCCGGTCTCTGGATCGTAATGCAGCTGCTTTTTCAGTTCTTCCTGAGTGATCGTCATAGCATCGTCTCCTGCTATCGCCTATTGGGGAGCGCGGCAGGGGGTAGACGTTCCCCTTTTCGACTGGCCGGTCTAGCCGCGCACTGTAATTATACACAGTGCCAGCTGGTCGCGTGATCGGATAAAGTCCGCTCCCATGGCCTATTTCGAGAAGCGCGGAAGCTCCTGGCGTGCCCAGGTTCGCCGCAAAGGATATCCAACCCTATCAGCTACCTTTGACACCAAGGCAGAAGCCCAGCGATGGGCGGCCGAGATCGAAGGGGATATGTCGCGTGCGCGGTTCGTGGATATCCGCGAGGCCGAAAGCACGACACTAGCCGAGGCGCTGAAGCGGTACCGGCGCGAGGTAAGCGATCACAAGAAGGGTGAGAAGCAAGAGGGCGTCCGCATAAAGCGGTGGATGGAAGATCCGCTGGCGGAGAAGTCGCTGGCCTCGCTCAAGTCTTCTGACTTGGCCGCCTGGCGTGATGAAAGGCTGAAAGAGGGGAAGTCCACCGCAACGGTTCGCCTGAACCTTGCCATCATCAGCCACCTATATACAGTGGCCGCGAAGGAGTGGGGGATTGAAGGACTGGTAAACCCATGCCGGAACCTGCGGATGCCGGCCGGCAGCAAGTCGCGCGATCGCCGACCGACCAGCGATGAGCTGAACCGGATATATGCCGAGGCTGCGAAGATTCACCACGAATTGCCGGTCATCATCGAACTTGCAGCCGATACGGCCATGCGCCGATCTGAACTGGTATTGCTGCGGCGCGACCAGATCAAAGGGAAGGTCGCGCACCTTGAAGACACGAAGAACGGATCTCGCCGGCTGGTACCGCTCTCGAGCCGGGCCCGCAAGCTTTTGGACGAACTGCCAAAACAGATCAACGGCCGTGTGTTCTCCCTGTCGCCTCAGTCCGTGAGCAACTACTTCCCGCGCGCCTGCAAGGCTGCCGGCGTGGTGGGGCTGACCTATCACGATTTGCGACACGAGGCCACGAGCCGCCTGTTCGAGCGCGGCTTCACGATGATGGAGGTCGCTAGCATCACGGGGCATAAGACCCTCGCAATGCTGCAGCGATACACACATCTTTGCCCGAGCGCGCTGGCCGACAAGCTCGGCTAGTCACGCTACACCCCTCAGCTTTGGCGGCTCTCGCCGCTTCCTGCCAACCTTCGGCGCCTTATGCTCGCCGCTCTCATACTCCCGCAAGAACCTGCGGACCGACTCTGTACGCCAGCAATGCCGCACGCCCTGCTTGAATCCAGGCGGCAACCAGGTTGCCCCGTCACGGATAGCAGAGCGTATCGCGCATTCTGTTCGGTTCAGCATCTTCGCCAGTTCTGGCACATGCAAAATTTCAGGCTCCATCGTCACCCCTCCAATTCCCGGCAGCCGCAGTAACTGCAACGCTTGCCGATGACGTTCTTCACGCACACGTTCGTGCGCTCGCCTTCTTCCTCTATCCAGACTTCCATGCGGATTCGCTGCATGTCTGACTTGGCGAGGATTTCAAACTGGCGTTTCTGCTCCTGCTCCGGCAGGCGCTTGAATGATTGCCACAGGCTCATGCTCACCCCCTCACCGTTACGCCGGCTGCTATCGCCTTGTCTGTGTGCTGCATGTCTATCTCCTGCTGCGTGTGGGGTTAGGCGGCTGGGAACCACTCGGTTTCGTACTCAAGCTGGGTAACGCGCTCGGGTGTAATTCTGGGGATCTCGCGCGAGAATTGCAGCGTGCCATATGGTTCAGCTATGAAGTCTTGCGACTCCTTGATGAACTTCTCCTTGAAGATCCGGAGCAGGTGATCTGCGGCCTTCTCGAAGTCTTCTTCTCGGTAGTTGCCTTCGACCCAGCCGCCAACGCATACGCGCCACACGGTGCGCTTTGGCTTCTCCTCGGCTTTTTTGATTTTCTCGGCCATCTGGTTGCGCGCATAGCGCATCTGGTCAAGGGTAAGTTGGCCGATCCATTCGTCTGTGCCGATGCGCATGGTGTGGCCGTGCTCGCATTTAATCTCAGGCATGTCTCTACCTCCCCGCCGACTCTCGCCGGCAGGCTGTGTGTTTGGGTGGGGTTAGGGGGTTAGTACGGAATGCACTCTAAGCAGTTGCCGGTCCAGCCTTTCGCACCGCAGCCAGAGCAGACGTGTTCAGGCTCGGGCTCCTTCGCAGCCATCGCGGCGCGCAGCGAGTTTTCAGCGTCACGGCACAGCTTGATTCGGCGGTTGATCCCGACCCCGGACCCGTTTTGCTCTGCGTCCAGCCAAGCAATGGCCTTTCCTGCCGCATCCCGCAGCCTATCCCGCTCGGCGGTCACGGCTGACAGGGCGGCGTAATGCTCGTCGCGCTTATCCATCGCTTTGATCAGGTAATCGTCGAGGTCAATTTCTTCCCCGCACGCCCAGCAGCAACCGTCGAATTCGTTTCGCGCTTCCAGCGATGTCATCTCGTGACATTTCCAGCAGCTGATTTCGTGCTTCTGGCTCATTCCACTGCCTCCAATGCCGTTGCCGGGTAGATCTGCACGCTGTTGCGATGCGCGCTACTCTCGACTGCGTAGCCTTCCTTGGTTTGCTCGGTCGAGTAGGTGCCAACCACGCGGCCTTCCCACTCGCTGCCGGTGGACTTCTTCACGAGGTCGCCCATGCGGAACTTGCCGGCTCCTTTTGCGGACAGGTCGGCGCGGGCCATCCGCAGTCGGAAGTCTCCAGGCTCTCGGCAATAGAGCGCGTTCGACTCGGTATCGCGATAGACGATCACTTCATCTGCAAATCGGCCTGTCACCTTGAGTACGCCAGCCGTAGTCGCCCGCCCGATCAGCTCGTACACGCCACCTTTGCCGATGCAGGTGTACAGCCCACTCTGCTCCGGCTGCGGGGCGGTCTGCGCGATGGGGGCGCGGTAATACTCGACCCGCTTGTAGTCGGTTCCTGGGTGGCGGCGCTTGGCTCGTTGCGCTTCGTCCTCGCTGTCAAAGAACGCCAGCGTACCGTCACTCACATCTTTCTTGATGAAGCGTTCAGGGCCGGTGGCGTCGAACAGCACCCAAAACACGGCGGGCTGCTCATCCTGCACCACTGCTTGCTCTACTGCCGCCTGCCCATCCCTGAACCCCTGCGCTGCGGCTGTGGCCATGTCGGCGGCGGTGTAGGTGTCGGTGGGCTCGGCCTGCTGGGATAGGGCTTCGCGCATCTCGTTGCGCAGCTGCTCGTCTGGGCAGCAGTGGACGGCCTCACGCAGCAGCCCGCGCAGTCGCTCCACCTCCGCCTTCTCCGCCCCCAGCTCAGCGCCGATTCGCCCGGCTACCTTCAGTGTGTCGTTCATACCTTGCTCCATATGGCAGCGTTATTCAGTTCCGCCTCGGTGGCGTAGCGCGGGTTACGGCTAAGCGCCTGCATCAGGAACGCGGCACCGTTACTTCCGGCGATGTAGTGGCGGGTGTTGGTCGGCTTGTGCAGCCAGATTTGGGTCTTGGGTCGCATGGGGCCTCCGGTGGGCGGCAGCGGAAACAGGCGCACTGGCCGATCCGCTTGCCGTCGGTTCGGCAGAAGATTGGGGCTTTCACAGCGGCAGCGACTCCTGCACCGCAAGGCATTCGGCCTCGCCGTGGGGAAGGGCCAGTCGGTTCACTCGCCCGCGCCACTCGTCCATCGATTCCTGTGTCAGGGTGGCGGCTGGCTTGTGGCACTCCGGCTGGAGTGGGCAGGCGTTGCAGCTGCTGCGGGACTTGAAGTTGTAGTGCTGGGCGCAGATGGCCTTGGCGGTGTCGGATAGCTCAGTCACGGAGCAATCCTCCGTAGCGGCTCACGCGGCGCAATGCGCGGCTCGACGTCAATGAAGCCAGAGCCTCGGAAGTCGCCATCGGTAGCGCGGGCCATGTCCACCTCAAGGCGCGCTGTGGCGTTCACTTCGGCAGCGACCTGGGCTACGGCCTTCGCTTGTTCAATCGAGTAGGTGCCGGCTAGCACGCCCTCCATCGTCTTGCCGAGGATGGCGCGCAGATCACTGAGGTTGTTCATGGTGCTGCTCCAGTTTGTTGAGCTTCCGCCTGAACCAGCCGAGCGTTATGGCGGCCTGGCGATATTCGGGCGGATAGCGGTCGATTGAGTTGCGGCGCATGTTCTCCGCGCGGGTGACCAGCTCGAGGTTGTCGATTGAGATGTTGGCGGGGGTGCGATCCTTGAAGACGAGGAAGTGACCTTTCGGCACGGCGCCGTTGTGCTCTTCCCACAACATCACGTGGACCGGGCGCCAGTCAGTGCGCTTGTTGCCGGTGTCCGCCACCTTGCGGTAGAGGATGCCGCCCTTGTCGGTGCGCTCCGCTCCGATGGGGCGCCAGGTGTTCGATGGTCGGTGACCCAGCTTGAACTGCGTGTCCTTGGCCCGGCCTCCTGCCTGCCATCCTTTGCGGCCAGAGTTCCATGTCTGGTGGCCAGGCTTGAACCTGCCGCAGCCTGTGATTTCCTTGAACTCATCCGGTCGCGTCAGTCCGAGTTTCGACACGCGATTGTGAATCGAGCCAGTGCCGCGCCCCATCAAGGCTGCTATCTCGGTGATGGGTTTGGTGGCATACAGTTCTGCCAGTGTTGCGTCCTCTGCCGGCGTCCAGTGCCGGTATTCCGTGCGCCTCCTGCCGGCCAGTGGGCTCATTTCTTCCGCCTCCCGTGCGTTGTGGCCGTCCAGCCGGCGCTAGATACCTGGTTGCCGTGGTCAGCTATCAGGCTGTCGATCAGGGCGCCCATGTAGGCGACTAGGCCGCTGACTGTTTCGCCACGGGCGGTAGCGCTGTGCGTGTGCTTCTCGCCGTTTGGCAGCACGAACCACGCGCTGGCGTTCCAGTCAGAAGGACGCCGGGGCTCCGTACCGCGAACTACTGGCCGCGACACTCGGTTATCGATGGAGTAGAGGGTCACGATGCAGCTCATGGCTGGCACACCTCCAGCAGATTGTCCGAACTGAGGCGCCCTAGCGGCGCGGCTATGAACCGGTCTTTGTCATGCACTACGCACCATGGCTTCCCTGTGCTGGATGCCTGCGCGGCTGCGTGAATGATGGCGTCGAGCGCTTCGCTGAATCTCATGCCATATGCTCCAGTGCCCTGCGGGCGAATGCCGCCAACTCACGCTTCGGATCGCGCCGGCGCTTGAGTACGGTCGTCGGGTCGTGCCAGCGCTTGCGCTCAATGGGCTTCACTTCACGGAAGCCTTCGACCTGCTGGATGGGTACGCCTGATTCGGCGACGAGTCGTGAAAGCCAGGCAGCATCTTTCGCCCGGCCCGCTGGGGTTAGGTTGCAAAATGTCATGGGATGTACCGGGGAGGAGGGCGCGCTGGGCGCCCTGGGTGGATCAGATCAGCAGCGAGCGGGCGCCGCGGTAGGGGTCGGCAAAAGGTATGTCACCGTCGTCAAACTCTGGCGGCGCTGGCGGCTGGCTGGCCTGCTGCCGTTGTTGCTGGCGTGGCGCCTGTTGTTGTCCGCCCCCATCAGGCTTGCCACCTAGCAACTGCATGGTGCCATTCATGTCCACCACGATCTCGGTGGTGTAGCGCTTGACGCCATCCTTCTCCCATTCGCGAGTCTGCAGGCGGCCTTCGATGTAGCACTGCGAACCCTTGCGCAGGTACTCGCCGGCGATCTCGGCGACCTTGCCGAACAGCACCACCCGGTGCCATTCGGTGCGTTCCTGGAGCTGGCCGGTTTGCTTGTCCTTCCAGCTATCGGTGGTTGCCAGCGTGATGTTGGTCACCGCATTGCCATTGGGCATGTAGCGGGTTTCAGGGTCGCCCCCGACATTTCCGATGAGGATGACTTTATTGACTCCGCGGGCCATTAGCGGCACTCCTTCACTGAATAAACAACGGTTGGTTTCTTGCGGTATGCGGTCAGGTCGGCGCCTGGCGCGTAGTGCTCAATGGCTTTGGCGTAGTCGACCGTGCCGGAGCGCTCCGAGCGGATCACTTGCACAAGCCGGCCTTTCTGGCTCTGCTCGCCAGCCTCAGCGATGAGCGCTTTCTTGGCCGTCTCCAGCCTGGCGCAAGCTTTGTCCGCTTCCGCCTTGGCGTCGGCATACTCAGCCTCCAGCGCCGACCAGGTCATGTCTTCGCGGATCAGTGGGATCAAGTGGCGGGCAGATTTCTCTTCGCTGGCGACCGTCGCCAGGTATTCGTCGCGGAATGCCGACAGCGCGGGCATGTGCTGGAAGAGCCATAGCGGGTCAGCCTCGACGCGCTCGACGATGATTTCGCCATCGCGCCAGATAACGAAGTCACACCAATCGCGCATGGTGCAAGCCAATTGAAGCTGTATCTGGGCTGCGTAGTGCGGAACCTCGGCCAGGGTCGTGTAGGTGGCACGGAACGGACACTTCACCTCGATCAGCCCGTCATGCCCAACGAGCCCGTCGGGCGACGCGGCCAGCCAGTCATGCTCAGCGTGAACATGCAGGCCGGTTGAGATGACCAGGCACTCGGCCTGATCCTCGTATGCGGCGATGGCTTCCGGCTCGTGCTCGTGGCCGAAGGCCGTGGCCTCGTTGCCAGTGAACTCCGATTCGGCGCCGTGGTACTCGCGCACCATGTCGCGCAATACATCGTCACGGCTCTTGTACTTATCGAGCCCGAGGATCGCGGCGACCCGCGACCCCGTGATCCGCCCAATGCGCTGCGCTAGCCAGTCAGCGCCCTGAAATGCGTTAAGAGAAGTCATGCGGCCACCTTCTGGCTTTCAAGGTGCGCTAGGGCGCCGTCAAACTTCTCAGCCGGCAGCAGGTCGAGCGATGGGATGCGGATGCTTGCGCACCATGCGGCCTCGTCGATATTGGAAGCGGCAATGATTTCCCGCAGCGTGGCCACTTGATCGGCGCTGATCCGTGGCTTCGCAGGCTTTTCAGGTTGCGGCGTTGAGCGTGGCTGCTGACGCGGTGCGTGGCCAACTGCGCTATTCGCGTCGTCGTCTTCCTGCGCTACCCCTGCGACCGCTGCCAGTGAGTAGCGGCGGCAGTAGGTGATGGCAGACCCAACGCCTTGCGCGTCCTGTTTGCTGACCGGAGCGCTGATCGTGCTGCTCATCCACTGGCCGGAGCTGTGCATCAGCACTGTCTCGACGCTAACGATGCCGGCTTCGAAGCTTGGGCACTGAGACACAGATAGGCCGTGCGAAGCGAACACAGGGCGCACCGTGTTCAGGATCTCAGCCAGGTCCGCATACTTGCTCTTGAAGTGTGGGTTGTTGCTGGACTTGCTGGCGTTCTCGAGTTCGCCCTGCGCTTTGGCTAGCGCCGCGGCCAGCTCATTGATCTGTTCTGACTTGTTCATGCTCAACCTCCGAAAAGTTTGTAAATCGCCGCCTCGCCAGCCAGGCCGATCAGCAGCACGCCAGCCAGCACGCCGAACCCGGTAAGGGTCCACCACGCCGCTGCGAATGAGTGGCCTGTGGGGGTGTCGTCGTAGGGGATGGATTGGGTGCGGTTCATGCCGGCACCTCCTGCGATTTCTGGCGCTCTGGCTGGAAGTCGCCACGCAGAGGCATGAGATAGCGCTCCGGAACGTAGAGTGGCGTCACGCCGTCATCCGTGACCCACCATGCATTGCAGCCAGCCTCGTAGGTCGTCCGGTCGTATTCGAATAACGAGCCGGCAGGAATCCGCTCTAGAAGCTCTACTTGCTGGTAGGCCAAAAGTAAGCCGTCAAAATCCTTGGTCGTCAGCGCCAGATCGCCCGGCTTGAATTGATTGCTCATAGCGGCGCCCCGTTGGTGATTCGATCTGCAAGGCCGTGAGCGAGAGCCCAGCCGGTGAGTATTGCAAGGGTCACTGCGAAGCCCCGCCACCATGCGTAGCGCAGGGATCGTTGTCTTTGGCTAGCCATCACACACCCCCCAATAGCGCCACGTAGGCGAGAGCCGCTAAGAAAGGAGCCACTCCGCAATACAGCAGGAAGGCGCCGGCTAGGTTCTTCAGGGTCATGGCTGCTCTCCTTGCAGGGCGGCGCGGGTGAGTGTTTCGGCTGCGTAATCCATTCGCCCCTCAAGTTCTGCGCGAGTCCACTCTTCGCCGCCGCAGCGGCACGGGAATGAGCATCCGCAGCCGGGGACTCTGGCTAGTTTTTCGAGAGCCTTCTTGTAGGCATCCCGCTCAGCGAGAAGGGCGTCGCGCTCGGCCAGCAGCTCGAGTACGCCCTCGCGCGCAGACACCATGAACTTTGCGAATTCGACATTGCAGCGCTCAACGTAGGTGGGGCCGTCGTAGTCGTAATCTTCGCCCTCAAGGCGGAACGGCTTTCCGTATACGGCGTAGGTTCCGTCAGAGCCGCCGCCCAGAGACTCACCGGTTGGGCCATTGAAAAACGGCTCGGTATTGCTGTCCCAATCCAGGTCAGACGGGAACGCCTCGGCCAGTGCCTTTAGCTCATCCCACCGCTTCACTTCCTTGCTCATGCCGCCTCCTCCTGTGCTGGTAGCAGGAACTCGCTGACCCGATCGGATAGGACTTTCAGGTTCGCTACGACCACTCGTGAGTTGCCGCCAAGCTCTCGGCTGATGTACATGTCCTCGTACAGCTTGTACTGGCGGTCCATCACGTCGCTGTAGTCGGTGTCGGCTGGCAGGACGTACACCTGCAAGTGCTCACAGTGAGGCGCAAACTCCATGCGGGCGTGGTACCGGCCGGCGCCGTTCACTTCCAGGCACACGCTGAACAGGTCCAGCAGTGCGTTGCGGATGTCGTTGTTCATGCTGCGCTCCGTTGCTGGCTCACCAGCTCTGCGTGAATGCGGGCCAGCCGGCGCAAGTCGCCGACCGTGATGTATCGTTCTTGCTGGCATTCGAAGTCATCGATGCTGCTCACGGTGATGATTTCGCGGTCATCCTTGACCTTGCCGTTCCACATCGCTGCCTCGCGGGCGAACGGCTCCAGGGCTTCGCGTAACTGGTCATCCGGGCACGGCTGTTCGCGGCGCCCTGTGGGTCCGTAGTGCTTCATGGTGGATACCTCGGTTGCCCGGATGGGCGGGGGAAGGGGTGATGCAGGTGTGGCTGGCTGCCGAAGTCCAGCTTTTATCCGTTTCCGGTTTTCCCTCGGATATACCGATTGCGGCGAATCCACTGCATCGGGGAGTGATCTGCGCGGGTGCCCCCTGGCGTCGCCTGCGGCCGGGCTGTGCCGTCCGTTCTCAGTGGCTGGCCTGATTACTAGTCAGGTGCCTTGCTCTGCTGCAGATCACTCTCCGATGCAGGCTCGTTACGTGAGCCATTCGGCCGTTTCAACGGGCAGATGTGGAGTCCCGCCAACGGCTGCCGGTGTTTTTCAGCAATCGGGGCACTTGCCGGCTTATCCCCGTCGCGGATATCCCGAAGGTCCGCCGCGCTCGGTTGTGATTCATGGCGCTACCAGCACCGGGCGCCCTCGGTTATTACAGGCCCGTTAGGGTCTGGCCTGGCTGGCTCAGGCAGGGTTATTTGGCGCGGGCTGCGAGCATTGCGTCGGCCTGGCGATACGCCCATGCGGCGACGTCTTGAATCGACGAATCATTAGGCAGCGGGTTCGCTGTCCACCCCTGCATCGCCTTAGCCGCGAAGTAATCGCGCATCGACAGCCCTGGACAATCGGATCGCGTGTCGCCTTGGTACAAGGCCGGAAACGCCGGCCCGCCTGTTTCAATGGTCATCTCAATCTCCTTTCCAATTCCTTCTCCACCACTCCCACCCCCACAGCGCAGCTAGTACGCAGATGAGGAGGAGGGTTTGGGGTAGGGTTAGCATGGGGTGCCGCGGGCCTTGGCGATGGCGGCGCGGGCCAAGTCGCCAGCCTTTGCGTGGCCCATCTCTAGAAGGCATTCAAGCGCCCTCAGCAGATCAGGCGCGGCGATAAACAGCCGGGCGTCTTCTGCTCGCTTAAACAAAGCCATCGACTCATCGGCAGGGCATTCGATGTGGGTGTGCCCGCTACCTGTTCGGCTGCGCCGCAACGCCCACGGTCCCGGTGTAAATCCTTCGCTCATCTCATCCTCCTATGTGCTGATGGGTGACAGTGGGGCGGTTAGGCGGCGCGCTCTTTGGCATCAGCGATGGCTTCTGCTCTCGCTTGGTCTTCTGCGTCAACACCAAGGAACGAGGCCCCTTCTTCGGGACACTCTTCAAACCATGCGTACAGCCCAGGCCCGCTATGGCCAGCGCCGTCGCTTACCTGCAGCACGATTGTTTCGTAGCACTCTGGGTCGCCGCTGGACTCGCTCATATCGAGCAGCGCCTTGATCTGGTAATGGGTCAGCTTGATTTTCATCTCTCTCTCCATTCTGTTAATCCCCGCTGCAGCCTGTAGCCAAGATGCGGGGGTGGGGTTAGGCCGGCAGCTTTCCGCCAGCCTGTAGAAGCTCTGCACACTCGCGAGCAAATGGCCGCGGGTTCATGTGCACCTTCAGCGTCAGCGCCCGGCGTTCCTTCATGAAGTCAGCCAGGGCGATCTCCATCATCGCTATCGGGTCGGCTTCCATCGCCGCGGCAGCCTCTTCAGCACCGCCGAACCACTTAGCCAGGCGGCGTGCGCATGCTTCGGCCGCTTCGTTTACTGTCTCGCTGCTTGCTTCGAATGTGTTCATGGCGTGCCTCCTTGAACTGCTAAGCAATCCTCAGTAGTTCGTTTCGGTTGTCTTCCCGCTGGCCACTCTTGCGAATGGCCAGAATTGAATGTTCCGTTTGAACCACCAAGGATTCCTTGACAGTTCGTTCTCCGTTGCGCGCTACACCCAACCGTTCATCACGGCTGCGATAGCGGTAACGATCAGCACTCCAGCCAGGAAGCCGAGCGCGTTTGTCAGTGTCTGGTACATGGCCAGCCTCCTGTGGTGGGTTGGTGATCTCTCCGTTGCGCGCTATGCCGAGTCGTCTCAGTGCACGACTGGCTTTTGCGCGTCGCTAACGTCTTTGGCCAGATCATCCAGTGCTTCGCGCAGAAGATCGGCCGCGTATTCCTCTATGCTCATGCCCGCAGCCTCAGCTTGAATTTCGAGCTCTATCTGCACTTCCTCGGGGAACGAGGAAATTCTGATTTTCGTCATGCTGTGAGTCCTACCTCTTCAAGGCGCTGTATGCGCGCCACTGTCTGCGATCTCGGCGCTTCCGGCCGGCGGATAGGGCGAACCTGCGGGTTGTGCTCGGCGCCTACCAATAACGCCAGCACCAGGGGAGCGATGATTCCCCGGCGCATGGCTTCAAGGCAGAGGCCGCGAGTGGTGCGCTGGTTGCCCAGCTTGAACCGGGCGTCGTCTAGCTGCTGCTTGACCGTGTAGTGACTGCAGCCCATCAGCCGGGCGATTTCCTTTGCCGTCTTGTCTGTTGCTGCCCAGAGAACGGCCAGCAACTGGCGTGGGGCCAGGCCTTCGCCGAGGCGTCCTTGCCAACCATCAATTTGGATGGTGTCCATGTGATTCTCCGAATCGGTCTGATAATGTTCTGGCAAACAAGGAGGTGACCATGGATGCCAAAAGTCTTGATCTTCTTCGCCAGCTGAAAGCCTCGTTAACAGCCGAGCGGCGCGACAAGGAATGGCCTGAGAAGACCTGCAGGTTCTGCAAATCAAAATTCCGTTATCACTACAGCTGGAGCCCGGCGCCGATCATGTGCAAGGGCTGCAGAATTGAGCGTAAGACGCCGTATCAGCCAGGCGAGGGCGATACGCTGTACTTGGAAACCCAAGTATTTCGCGGCGGTAGCCCTGGAGCTGGTCGCCGTAAGTAACTAGCGCTCGCATTCCAGAACGCCCTCATCAGAAGGCGCTCCAGCAATACTTGCTTCCACCGACCCGCTACTGGCGGCCATCGGTGCGCTTGTCGCTATGTCAAAGAACTCATCGCTAGTCGGTCCCCTTGCGGGGGCTAGGAGAAGGTTTCGGCCTTCCCGCCCTATCCGGCGAATCTCCGGAGTTGTGTGTTGCTGTCGTCGCTGTCGTCGCTGTGTTTCGCTTCGATGGGTGAATAATCACGCATTGTGTTTATCCTGTCAACACGTGATGTGATTATTTTAATCACAGGCAAAGAAAAGCCCGCTCAGTGGCGGGCTATGGTTTCAGTGTTCTGATCCGGTCCAGATGACGTGGACGCTTCCATCTGGCCTTCGGCGCATGGTCACGTTGTCTGTCTGTTCGATCTCTTCGAGAAGGCGCTCCCAGTCTTCAGGTCGATCATTCGGACCCGGCCGGAGATTGGCCTGGCGCTCGCGCTGCGCGGTAGGCGCCGTGATGGTGAGGTTTACGCGCCGCACTAGGCGGCTGTAGCTGGAGAGCTGACGCTGATTGGTGACGACTGCTGGTCCTGGCATGTGAATCCTCCTTACTGCTGGATATCCACACAGTAATTGTGAGGGTTTCACCGGGCAAGAGGAAACATGGTGGCCGGTTGCCACATGTAAAGAAGTGGCTCAGACCTAAGTCGAAGGACATAAAAAACCCCGCCGAAGCGGGGCTTATAGCGAGCGTTCTAATCCCTGTACTCCTTGCTCCGCGTCCACGCGGTGGTCCATATGCCGTCCAGGCTCGGTGCGCATCCCGCGCCATGCAAATCGACTATGGGCTTAAGCCACTAGGATCGATACGGACAATGACTGACGGTTAGCGTAGGTGAATGCTTACACTCGAAACATTTACAAAAAGCCCCGCTTGGTGCGGGGCTTGGTGGCTAGGACGCTAGGTCTATCTCGTCGTGGTAAGCCTTCACGACGTACAGGACAGGCTTGTCATCTACCACCTCGACAGAGACATCAACGATAAACGCCTTGTGGTAGATCTGCGCCTCTGCGATGACCATGCGCTCTTTCAGCTCTGGCGAAGCAAACATCACCTTAACGGGATCGGGGTAAATGCTTTCGACTCTGGCTTTGTCGCCTGACTTTGCCTTGGCGTCGCCGCGGGTCTGATACCAGCGCAGCGCAACCATCTTGTGCTCTCCTCCAGGCAGCGGCTTGGATGGCTCAAGGAAACGCCGGAAGTGATTCTGCGCTGCGTTGGCCTCGGTTGACCCTATGTTCAGCGTGAAGTTGATAGTCCCGTTGTTCTCAACTGTTCCAATGTTCATTTGGGCACCCTGGTCGCGCGCTACTGGTTCCAGGATTTTGACCATGTCTTTCATAGTCCTGGCGTCGTCCGCCATTTTGGGCTTTTCCTCGGTTTTTCCCAAGGCCCAGTCGAAAATTGTCTTCAAGTAATCGCTGTATTCGAGCACTGTTTTCGCTGCGTCGAACAGGGGCAGAGCCCCTACAACGAATGGTTCCAGCACGCTAACGATGCTTCCCGGCCTGAGCTGGTGCACAAACATTTGTGTGCATTCGGCATCGGCTGGAGAGTGAAACGCGGAAAGATAACGGGTGTATTCGCTGGATAACGCTTCAAGGCTCTGCGCGTATACGGAGGCGAGAACCGGTCGCCTGTTGTCGATGACGAAAGCCATCTGTGTGTTGCTACCCGTGTCGTCCTTGATTACTTCGCTCATGTGGCGATTCGCTCCAATTAAACCCTAGCCCTGCTCGGCGGCACGATGGCGCCGACCGAATGGATGTGCTCGATCTGCTCCGTGGGGATGTTGCGGATCGTGTGGCCGTTCACCGAAAGCAGGCTGACTTCTGCCTCGTTGGAGTAGAGCAGGCGCTTCAACATGCTCTCGCCTTCCGTGGTGCGAACCATGACGTACTCGCCCGGGAAGTAGTCCCGATCCGGCTCGATGACTGCGACCCAGCCGCTATGGATTGCCGGCTCCATCGAGTCACCCTTGAGGCGTAGCGCATAGGCGCTGGCGTCGCGTGAGTAGGCATCCACGGTGCCGTCAGCTTCTTCCAGGGCATACCAATAGCCCTCGGCGCCCATCTGTGCAGTGCCGACGATAGGGATGGCGCGATACGGGCTGACGATTGGCGGGCCTTGCTCGACGTTGCTGGCGTCGTCCGCGTCGAACTGGCCGCCCTCGCCAAGTAGCAGCCACTCCTTAGGGATGCGAAGCACATCCGCCATCAGAGCAATGTCGTCCAAGGACGGCTCGCGCGTGTCCTTTTCGTAGTTTCCAACGCGTGACTGGGAAGCCCATTTGCATGCCTTAGCAAGACCTGCTTGTGACATGCCTGCACGGTTTCTGTAGTGAGCGATACGAGCGCCGAGTGTCTTCATGTCGCTGATTTTAATCACGCTATGAAATATGTTGCGCTCACTCTTTGTGTTTGCTAATAACACGATATGTGTTTATCCTATGCGCATTGATCACAGGAGTACGGCAATGAACCGAATCGCCGAGCTACGAGAGGCGGCCGGGATCACCCAGGCGGCCCTGCACCGGAAGCTCAACTGGAAGCAATCCCGGCTGGCCAATTACGAGTCAGGGGCTCGCCCGCTGAAGCTGGAAGACGCGCGCCTCATCGTCAAGGCACTGAATCAGCTCGGCGTTCGCTGCACCTTGGACAAGGTGTTTCCACCTTCATCTGTGCGTTCGAGCGAAGCGGCATAAGAGACATCCCTGTCAGTGGTTTCCATGGTTCCCATCTTAGGGCCAGCGGATCGGACAGGTAAGCGAAGCGGAGAGGGTGTTGGTTTATCCAGTACCCGATTCGAAGGCAACAAAAAGCCCGCCGGGCAAGGGCGGGCTCTCAACAGCGGTACAACTTCACTGGAGAAGATTATGCCATTTCAACCAATCAAGTGCAATTCCTACCTGATCGTTCTTGAGGGTGACGAGCTAGTCATCTCGCAGAGCGGCCATCAATCCATTCAGAACCTGCGCATCACCTGCGATCAGCTAGAGGTGTTTTGCGCCCATCTGCAGATCGCTCGCCGTGATCGCACTCCTGTCGTGAAAGAGGAGTGCCGGGGATGAAGCTCTAAGCCACTTATGAAACCGAAATTTACATCGGTGATACCGGATACATCGTCATCAAGCAGGCCGGCCCAGTAACAGAGGAAGAATCGATTGTTTTTCTCTCTGCCGATCAGGCATCGCTGGTAGCTGATGAGATGCAAAAGCTCGTCAACGAATTGAAGGGGGCCGAGTAATGGCTAGGGCTCGCAATATCAAGCCAGGTTTCTTCAAGAATGAATTGCTGGCTGAGCTTCCTGCGCTAGACCGACTTCTATTTATGGGCCTCTGGTGCCTTGCGGACAGAGAGGGGCGCGTAGAGGATCGCTCGAAGCGGATCAAAATGGAGCTATTCCCCTGCGACGATTACAGCGTAGAAGACGGATTGGCGCGCTTAGCGGGTGCTGGCTTCCTTCATCGCTACACTGTCGGCGATGTGTCGGTAATCTCCATTGACAACTTCCTCAAACACCAAAGCCCGCACGGAACTGAAAAAGACAGCGAGTTACCAGACGTTAACGGTAATTTCACGGTACATGAACGCAGCAAGAACGGTTGCGTAACGGGTAAGAAACAGAGCATTAACGTTGCCCCGACGTTAGATAACGTTAATCCACCGTTAGATAACGCCCTGATTCCTGATTCTCTGATTCCTGATTCACTGATTCAAGAAGAAAAGCCTCTTGTGCCATCTGCCGATGACACGAGCGCCTACTCGGCTGAGTTCGAAGAGTTCTGGGCTGAGTACCCGAAGCGTGAAGGCGGCAATTCCAAGAAGGGCGCCCACAAGGCCTGGAATGCTCGACTCCGCTCTGGCGTGAAGGCAGAAGACCTGATCCTGTCGGCCAAGCGTTACGCCGACCAGATGCAGGCCAAGGGCAACGTCGGCACGTCGTTCGTGAAGCAGGCCGCCACGTTCCTCGGGCCGGACGAACACTGGCGCGAGGCGCTGGCTTCGAACATCCACCCGCTGCGCACCACCGCCTCCGGTGGCGTCGTGAAGGGCGATTCCCGCACCTGCCCGCCGCTGACCCGCAAGGGCGATTTCGAATACTGGAACGCCATCGAGAATCGCTGGGAAGTCCGCAACACCGAAACCCACGATCCGGCCACCGGCTACGCCTGGTCCTACCTGAAGTCTCGGGGGCAAGCATGACTCCCTCCGAGATTGCCAGCCGCCTGGCTGATCGCGTCAACGACGTGTGCCACTACCTGCTGCCGGCCGGTAAGCGTGAAGGCTCGGAATGGCGCGTCGGTAGCACCAATGGCGAGAAGGGGCAGAGCCTCGGCGTTCACCTGAAGGGCGATAAGGCCGGCGTCTGGTGCGATTTCTCGACCGGCGAGACGGGAGACCTGCTGGACCTGTGGCGTGCGACTCGTGGTTGCGACATGCGGACCGCACTGAGCGAGGCCAAGAGCTACCTGGGCGTTCACGAGCCGAAGCTGGAATCGCCCAAGGTCAAGGAATTTGCCCGCCCGGATCGTCCTAAGTGCGCCACGCCGAAAGCCGATAGTCCGGTCATGGCCTACCTGAAGGGCCGCGGCCTGAAGGCTGAAACCATCGCCAAGTTCAAGATCGCTGAGCAGGGCCGGCTGATCGTCTTCCCGTACCTGCGTGATGGCGGCCTGGTTCACTGGAAGACCATCGGCATTGACCGCGACGAGAACGGCAAGAAGACCGGCATTCGCACTTCGCCTGGCACTGAGCCGTGCCTGTTCGGCTGGCAGGCAGTCCCCGCCGACGCCCGCGAAGTCACCATCGTGGAAGGCGAGATCGACGCCATGACCGCTTGGCAGTACGGCAAGCCGGCATTGTCGGTCCCGTTCGGTGGCGGCAGCGGCAACAAGCAGGCCTGGATCGAACACGAGTATTCCAACCTGGAGCGCTTCGACACGATCTACCTGTGCCTTGACGCTGACGAGGAAGGTGAGAAGGCGACCGAAGAGATCATCAAGCGCCTTGGGCGTGAGCGCTGCCGCCTGGTCAGCCTGGGCTGCAAGGACTTCAACTACGCGCTCGACACGCTGATGTTGACCGAAGACGACATCGACGAGTGCTACGCCAAGGCGAAGAACCTTGACCCGGACAAGCTGGCCGGCGTGCTCGACTTCGCCGATGAGGTTTGCGCCGAATTCTTCGAGCGCAATCCGACCGTCAGCGGCATGGAAGTGCCGTGGGAGAAGGCCCGCGACGTGATCCGCTTTCGCTCCTCCGAGCTGAGCGTCTGGACCGGCTGGTCTGGCCACGGCAAGTCGCAGCTCCTGAACTATCTGGCGTACCACGGTATGCGCAAGGGCGAAAAGTTCTGTATCGCGTCCATGGAGATGCCGGCTCGCCGCACCCTTCAGCGAATGGTTCGCCAGGCGTCCGGCCTGTGCTACCCGACCCGCGGCTACATCAACGCCATCCTTGAATCGCTGGCCGGCAAGCTCTGGATTTACAACCAAGTCGGGTCGGCCAAGACGAGCGAGATGCTCGAAACCTTCCGCTACGCAGCCCGCCGCTATGGCGTGACGCATTTCATCGTGGACAGCCTGGCCAAGCTCGGCATGGCTGAGGACGACTACAACGGCCAGAAG